ATATGATATTTTATATGATCCTGGTTCAATGTCTACTATGGCAATACTCTTACGAGCTAATGAATCACCAAAGTTGTGGTTCAGCGCAGATCCGATATAATGAAAGTTATTATTTATCTGACGCTTAAAGTGTATGTGTCCAGAAAATACGGCTTTATAGATGTCAAGCCCCAAGTCTTTATATGTATTGAATTGTCCCAACTGGTATGTTGATGAGATAAGCCCTTCATACGCCTCTTTTATGTCTAAATGACAGAATACATATACATCAGTTTTGCTATTTCTGTATTTGTCGTGTAACGACTGAAAGGCCTCTTTGGTCTTTTCCGGGTCTCTAATATATGGGACGAAAATGAGGTGTGAGTTTATTTCACTGACAAACTTGACTTTGATGCTATTTTTGACAAGGACAGTGCCCTGGACATTTTCAAATGTGTCTACGGCCGATATATCATCCGAACGGTCGTGATTGCCTTCGATGATGACGCCAGACTTAGATAGCGTATTTTGATTGATTGAATTGACGGCCTTGACTACTGTATTGTATCGTTCAACATAGAAACGGAGCGCTTGATGGAACGTATCTCCCATGTTGATGGTCATCATAATACCATTTTCTTTTGTAATCTTAGAAATCCACGCAAGAGTAGAATACAGTTCATCGATTCTAGAATACTCAGCGAACTGATACTTTGGTCTTTTTACATTGAAGCTATAGAGGTTGGCGGCGTGGAGGTCGCCATACAGGAGTAGTCTCATTGTTTGACGGGTAGCATCTTATTGAACGGTTCTATAAACTTGTCAACCTTCGATAGAATCGTATTGATGTTTTCTCTAATTAACAATTGCATAAAATCCATTCTTGAAAATGACGGGTTCGATTCAATAGCAGCATAAATAAGTGATAGAGACTGAGGTGACCACTCCATGTCGATGAGATCAATTAGTTTGTAATTCAATTCAAGGAGGTCTCTCTTACCTTCAAAATACTTCCAGTACTTCTTTTTCAACTCAGGATTAGATTCAAACTCTTGATATAATTCCTCGACATTGGTGGGTTTCTTGGCCTTTATCATGTCGAACATTTGCTGAATCTTCTTATCCCCGAATAGCTTGATTCCCATGATGTTGTCGGATGTATCTCCTCGTATTGCCTTGTATAGTCGATAGCAGCTGATTGGGAAGTTCTTGATTGGGAACACTTCTTCCATATTACACGAGGCGATGTATTGCTTCTTGTGAGGGTTGAAGATTTTCATATTCTCATGGTCTAATAGCTGATAGAAGTCCTTGTCGTTCGATACTACCGTGACAGTCTTGCTTCTATCGATGAAATGTTTAGCGACGTAGGCAATTAGTGAGTCACCTTCAATCTGCTTTACAATGACTAGCTTTACGGGTAGAGTCTTCAGAATGTCGATAATAACGGACTTCTGCCTCTTTCTACTCTCTATCTCGTTCATCTTTACCGTCAGATCGTATCCAGCAAGAGCACCAAGGTCAATATTACGGTTGGCCTTGTAGTCCTTGTACAGTCCCTTCTTACGAACATCTCGGCCAAAGTCAAAGATAATGTAGCACTCTTCTGGCCTTTCAGTGTCAATCAGCTTTCTGAGGTGTTGTAGAAAGATGTAGATAGCTGTAGTGTCCTGACTCTTCGAGTTCTGGAGCATTGCATCTGTCATGGAGAAGAAGGCTCTAACAAATAGGTTAGAACCATCACATACGAGAATGTCACTCATTGTTGGCTGCGAGTTCTAGTTCTGTGACGACTTCAACTACTTCATCAAAAACTTCGACGGGATAGTTAGCCCATTCAACTCCGAGAGCACTTTCAACCTTAGTCGTCTTGTAGACTCTATACAATAGACTAGTAAGATCTTCATACGAATATTCTTTTAGCATTATATTTCCCCCATGAAATGCGAATAGATTGCATCCAGTACAAATCGCACTTTCTTTTTCGGATGTCCTATTTCTTTTTGCGTTTCCTTTATCAGATCTTCATACTTTACACTATCGCCATTCATCATCTTTGCTTTTATACTTTCTAATATTATACCATAACTGTCATCGTCTGGTAGGTTGAGGCAGTCAGGAGTGAGCTTTAGCACATAATCTCGGATTGCTGACATGTTCTCGAATCCGTTTTCTTCATCAGAGCCAAGTTCGAAATTGAGCGTCGAATCATCTAGTGCTAGCTTCGAAGGGTCTTCTGAGTTCATTGATGTGTCCTGATAATACGATTTCAAATACCAGAAGATTTTATTTCTAGCTACTCCAGTGAAGTACGAAAAAGCATCTCCCTTTTCTTTAGACCATCGAGGTGCAGCTTCGAGGATACCCACCCAGGCTTCCTGTGATAGATCATCGTTGATAAAATTTCTACGGAGCAGCTTGTATCGTCCTATTACACCTGTAATTAGCTGCTTGAAAATCGGCTCTAGCTTATCAATAATAGCCGGGTCTTTAGTTCGTTGCCATTCTGTGATAAGCTCTTCGACTTTTAGATTGTCGAAGTACATCTTCTTGGTCATTTGAGAAGTTGGTAGATCTTGTCTCTATTGTCGGAATAGACTTGATCCCATTCCTTTCGGTTGAATTTGATAATGCCAGCTTCGTTAGAATCGGTAACATCTTGATTGAGGTTGAGCTCATTGGTCCGTCCTGTAGTCAAGCGTTTCTGTGACTTGAGAAGCTCATACATGGTAAGCCCTTCATCGAACGTTCCCGTACTGTGATTGAAGATGAGGTCTATTTCAAGGAGCGGAGTATAAGCCTTATTCTTGACAGTCTTGGCACTAATTTTCTTTCCAGTGATTCCAGCAGCCTCATCAATCTTTACGGTATTAGTAGCCGATAGTCTGAGGCGCTGTATGGCAGCATACTTGGGAGCATGCCCACCTGGAGAGGAATACTTGTCACCAAAGGTCTGGCCGACATTCTCTCTGAGCTGATTGACAATCAATAGGGTTACTTGAGCCTTCTGGATTGGTAGGGTCAGTTTCCTGAGGCCCATGGAGTTCACTCTAGCTCTTACAGCCATTTCCTTAGTATACTCTTCGCCCTCTTCCATCTCGATTTCTTTCTTTGATGGAGTCTGGGCCAGTGAGTCCCAGATAATCAGGGCGGGCCCTTCCCAGGACTTTTCCTTCACTTTGGATAGGAGGACCTGTCCAATCGTATCATAGACATCCTCTAAACAGCCAGGCTGGACGTAAATAAGCTTTTCAGTATCTACTCCAAGCATGGTCAAACGAGCCATGGAGGTGGCTGCCTCGGTGTCGAGGTAAACAACAGGCATGTCTTTCTTTTGGGCCTGAGCAGCCACCATCGCGGCGAGTGTAGACTTACCAGATGCTTCTAATCCGATAATTTCTACAACTCCCCCGATAATAACACCACCACCCATCATTTTGTCGAGAGCGGCTAATCCGGTTGGGATAAATTCAAATGCATCAATCTGGACTTGTTCGGCGGAGCCGAAAATTGCTTCACGTATTTTTAGAAGACCGGGGCCCTTTTTCTTTCCGTTGGTTGGGGTCGCCTCTTCTTTTCCACCTTTTATCTTCATTATCTACTCCTTAGAATGGTAAGTCTTCTTCTGGTTCAGCACCTGGTCCTACACCTTCCATGAAGGGCTCGTTTCCGCCCGGTTTATAATCTGCCTCTTTCTTGAAACCCTCCAGAGATGCTTCGAACTGCTTAGACTTGGCTTCCATCTTCTCGGCAGCTTCTGCATTCTTCTCGGTCTTCAATACATCGTTGGCATAATCCTTCAAAGCGTGGAGAACCGATGCAATGGTCTCATCGTCACATGTGATTTGCTGGTCAATAAGCTTATCGAGAGGTTTTTCGTTGACAGAAACGAGGATGGTCTTGAAGCCCTGGGAATCAGTTGGGATGGCAACTTCGGCATTTACTTCAATGTCGAACTTTCCCTGAGCATTAGTAAAGAGCTTCACTCTATGACGGAGAGCATCGATAAGGTTGAGTTCCTTATCGACCATCAGTTTAGCAATCTTTTCCATGAGGATTGAGTAGAGGTAATCTTGGAAGAAACCGACCTTGATTTTCTTTTCATGTATAACATACGATACGAAGAACTTAGTAGGGACCGCTACTTTGAATACTGATTTCGGTAACCGGGTCTCCGCCATCCACTTGTCAATCGCACATCCTGTGCAGTTGATCCGGACGGGTTTCATACTGGCGTAGTTTTTCATGAAATCATAGGTTCCGAAGTGCGTATTGACTTCCTCGAACGGATAATCGATTTCGCATTCGTCAGCGACAAGGTCTATGCTCGTCACTTTCGGGACGATATAGAACTCGTAACCTTGATTTTTGGTGAATTTTAGGAATTCGACGGAGCCAAACGATCCGCTCCCAGCGGTTTGCTTCTGGTGAGTCTGTTCGAACGTTTCCTTGGGTCTAATAAGCATTTTGAACCTCCCATGCAATATAATTCATTATACCACAACATGCGCACGTCTTTATACAGTTCAGAACTTTATCTGGTTGTTGATTTTCCTTTTTAGGTTTTTCGCGTATTCGTCATTGAAGATTATATTATCATATTCTATCGTGGTGATGTAGTTCATCCGACAAATTTTTTCAGTCGTGAAAGCTTTGTCGAGAGGATTGATGTCTCTCTTGGCGTTATTCGCACCCAAAATAAAGAACGTTTTACCCCCATTCGTTTCTCCAGTTTCGGGTCTATCGTTCTGAATAATCGGAATAATGCTGTTCAGAAGCTTCGTGCTATTGATAGTGTAAAAGATGTATGAGGGCTTAGCCTGCCCGGGAGCCACGGAATCCACTCTCTTACGGTGTATCCGGATGGTATTTACACTCTTTGAGAAATCAGGTTCGAAGAGATCCCCGACATCAATCTGAGAGCTCTTATCGACACTGAAGATTACGACGATAGTTTGGTTATCCACAACATCAAACTTGTCATCGAACGATTCTGCTTTGAGGTCATAAGTATAGAAGCGCTCTTTATCAATCTTATAGATTATAGACTTGTCTGTGTATTTCACGAGCTTCGGGATAAAGTCTGCAATCTGTATACTAATGAAGTTCTCTGAGAACTTGTTCTTTAGTGGCTTCAGCGGAAAGAATACGGAAATCAGCTTTGTCGTTGAAGTTTTTTCGGTTGATTGTTCGACAGCCATCTTGCATCTCCTTATTGAGAATTATACTTCTGAATAGTCTCCTCCGAATTCACCTTCACCGGTATCTTCGGTTCCTTCTTCTTCACTATCTGGAATACCATCTTCATCTTCATCTTCTGGAGGCGCTCCACCCTCTTCGCCCTGTTGCTGTCCTTGTTCTGCCGCGGCGGCATCTTCTGCCATCTTAGCCTGAGCATAGACGGGGTTGAGGATAATGTCTCCGGAAGGAAGTTCCTTGAGTCCGTAGCGAGCTCGCACTTCGTTCACAGTAACGAGGTATTCAACTTCTTGTTTCTCTAATCTGATCTTCTGCTCTTCAATGAGATCTGTATAACCATGGAAAGCAAATTCAAACTCACCCTCAGTAAGAGGTCCAACGATATATCGGTTGATAGTCTTTTCGATGAATCTCAGCAAAGGGACAAGTCCCTTATCCTTCGAGAACTTGATTCGTTCAATCGCCGACGAATCATTCATTGGTCTCGACTGTCCAGATACACCGCCCTTATTTGGGAAGTTGATTTCAACCGGGTCTATTTGATAAACACCGCATACTACGTTGACGAGGTATTCTAACCATCTACCGAATTCCATGTCTCGGTTAGTTTGTCCGAGATTTATCCAATCAACTCCACCTTCAGATGAAAGAATGGGAGTCTTCCAAGCATTACCAACTCCAGTGAGCTGAGCGTGCCATGCTCTACGGAAGGCATCTAATTCTTCTCTTGGAACATTGGAGCCCTTGATGTTGATGATACCCTTCGGAGTTGAGCCCTGCGTGAAGAACTTCTTATTGTACTCTTCGCCGTAAATCTGAGATGATATATAGTTCAAAGCCATTTCTATTTCAGAGATTCCGTAACCATTAGCCTTGATATCTGTTGTCGGATTTCTGACGGCGAAAGCCATTTCACCGTAATCGTACGCGGTATAAAGGTTGCCATCAATAAACTGGACATAGTAAATTCCCTTTTCGATTCTTGTTTTCGGATCAGAGAGTCTAATAGTTCCCGAGTCGACTGCATAGAAAGCCGATGGTTTTCCACTTTTAGGGTCCTTTACAATTTCGAAACATAGTTGGTCGAATGTGAGGCTGTCTCGAATTATTTTTCTCAAGAAGGTGCCGAAGTCATCTCTCTGAGGGTCTTTCATCTTAGTTTCTATAGTACCACAATTATCGATGAACTCACCAATCTCCATTACGGTGCGAACTTCGTCTTCTGTGATGTTCGGGACTTTCTTGTTTGGGTCCGCCTGCTTCAAGAGATATTGATATTTCCTACTTTTGGGCTGAATCGTATAGCCGATTCTATCATTAGGCATAATATACGGCGTGGCGAATAATCCACACTGATTGATTCGAGTATTGATGATCGACGCAATAACGCCGTTTCTGTATGAAATCTTACGAAGGAGTTGATAGGATAGAGCCCAGCTAGCATTCTTGGTTTTGAATTGTAGATAGTCGAGGACGAATAAAGGATCATAAAACTTGGTCACCGGGACTTGGTCACGAGGATCTTGTTTATCTAGAACCTTTCCTCCTGATAAAGCAACCTTTTGAGCTTTTTCGATATCTTGGGTTGCTATTTGAGCCGCATCAGATTCTGCGAATGAATACGTCAGATTCGACTTAGCGGTTGGTGCTTTCCTTTTTGGCATCAATATCTCCTATTTTAGAAACGATTTCCAATCCACCTCAACGGCAGTTTCCGGGAGGAGGACGTTATAATCAAGAGGGTGTTTATTGTTCTCATCATAAATTAGCTTCTGCTTGTCATAAACTGAAGGTTTGGGTTGATCAGAAGGTCCAACTCCGAACATATCTTTATTGACAAACGAGAATGAGGACGTCTGCTTTTCGTGAATCAAGATGAAACTGCCGATTGCAGACGATATAATACTGTCGTCCTTCTTTCCGGCTTGCGCTTGTGGACGTCCAGCATCGTTGTAGATGAACGATAATGCTTGGTCGAGCCAGGTTCTACTATATAACACAAGCATGTTATTTCTTAGTAGCTCAGCAAGGTTGTCAAGAATCAACGGTCTAGTCGTACTGGTGGTCATGAATCCGGGTTTTCCATCTTTACCCGTATAGATATTAGGATAGCTATCCAGAATCTTTATCTGATCTTGCATATATCCATTTGTCGCCCAATAGTTGAGTAGGTGACCGTGATTGTTTCTTTCAATGACTAACCTCGGGTATCCGTAGAGTGCTCCCAAGTGGTAAAGCAATCTATAGAATCTCGGCATAGGTAATTTGTCGGAAATCTCTGCACATTGCTCTATAAAAATAGGCTCTTTATTTAGTCTTAGAATGTAACCCGATGAATTGTCGGATTGAGGGTTTCCCTCGGCAGGGTCTACACATAAGATATATTGTTCGCCAGACTTGAACTCTTTGAAGATGGTGATTTTATTTTCCATCTGCATTTTCTTCCACTCGTCAACCTTATTCTCTTCAAGCCAGATACCGATTGACTTGATGATTTGACGGTCAAAGAATGGCTTACCCGATGCGATGAAGCATGAAATATCATCTTCAGGATACTCTTGCATGAATTTCTCTTTGAGTGATGATTGCTTGGATCTCCTCCACATGATCTGACCATAATCGAGGTGGTGGACTTTCATCATTGAGCTTTCATCTTCAGTTATGGAGCTCTTGATGTAGTCTTCTTCGGCTTGCTCTAGTTTGAATCGATACTCTGGATGGTCAAACCATCTATAGAAATGAGGATAAGCGATCTGGTTTATCCTTCGATCCATGTCGGTCGTCTTAGTGGCAATCAGATAATCATCATGGAAATGGTTGTAACCATTTGCCGTGGTTTCATAGATGATGATACCGTTATCTTTAGGGACAGTTTCTAAGAGTGAAGGGAGGAGTTCTTCCGGTTTTTCCCAGAATGCATACTCTGAACAGTGTAGTAAGTTGATTGTGGTTCCTCGGCCGAATCCAACTGATCCTGCTGTACCGATGAAGATCTTACTACCAATGTCTTCGAACACGATTTCTCGTTTTGATGAATATTTTTTGAGTGGCTTGATTTCTTCTGGCAGTTTTTCATACATGAGTTTTGTGATTTCAAATATTCTTGCCGTAGATTCAGCATCGTGCGCAATGATAGCCGCAACTGTATTAGGCACGAGGATACATTCTGTAAGAAAGAGAGCACAAACAAGGGTGGTAAATCCTAACTGGCGGGGCTTGAGGATGATGTGACGACGGATGCCTTTAGCATTCATCTCCTCATACTTTGTAAAGAAGAGCTCCTGAATAGGATTGAATACAAAAGGCACAATATATCTATCTTTATCTTTGATGCTGATAAATGTTTCGATAAAGAATCTATGGTCAGTTAGGGCTCGTTGGACGAGCTGTTCCATTTGGGTTAATTCGGTCATCAGATCAATGCCAACTTTCTACTTAATTTTATTGGGTCATGAACCTCATGCTCCCATATTATGATACATCTCCATCCACGCCGCTCAAACGTACTAATTCGTCGCATCGTCTTGTGCAAGGTTTCGTTTCTGTGCCAATAGTCTCCATACACTTCAACAATAACTCTCCGGCTTTTGCTAACAAAGTCGGGTCTAAGGTTGTCGATTTTGAATGAGCCATCGCCTGTGTACGAAAATGTTGGGCCCAGTATTTTCCATAGTTTCCGTTCCAACGAATTTGGCCCTGACCGTCTGATTGGTCTTCGGTTAGCTTGAGAGAAGGTATTTCTCTTCTTGATTCGTTCGGCTCCGTCATAATTGAATTCCTTCATTAGCGGTTCAAGCCACGTTCATCTCGCTGACGCATAATAACCTGAGCTAAAGTGAGCGTAACAGGTTCTCCGCTATTTGCAGCGTCCTTGATTACATTTCCTATGCTCGGGAACTGGGACTTCTGTTCTTCTAACAGTCTCTGGGCATGTTCGAGTACAAGGGCGGCTGCATTTAGTCTAGTTCGATCTTCATCCGCGGTGTCCATAAGTTCTGATAAAGCAAAAACTGCAGCATCAACTTGGCCCAATATCTTAGAAAGAATATTGACTTTTTGATCTTCGGCTATACGACGCTTGATGTCTAAAAAGTCTTGAGACAGTACAATCTCTTTATATTTCTTTGGGTCGATTTCTAATACCTTGCAGATGTCATCCTTTTTATTGCCTGCAAATTGTAGGGCGGCAGTTTGCTCGCATAAGCTGGCAAACTGCTCATCTTCAACTACATCTGGCAGGCTTTCATTCTGATATTTTGTGATTAGGCTTATTTCAGGGATGGTGCTTACAACTGAGTCTTTTTCTCTCACTAGTCGATTCAATTCATTCAGCGTTGACTGAACTCCACGAATACTGTCATTTTCCAATTTCCTATCATCATTTGCCATTGTTATGACCTCTAAACCATACATTTTAATGAGTACATATGAAATGGTTTTATTTTCTGTCTTTACGTCTGAAGGTTGTTGAAAACCATTATACCAATGTTACTGACTCCGAGAACTGAGTTGACGAAAATAGTTCTAGAACTCGTCACAGTACGATTACAAAGACTAAATTAGCTATTTTTTCAATAAAATGAGCGCATTTTTGCTAATATAGTACATGAACCAACTATCTCTTGTTTTGACGCGAACTATATAACGAGGAAAATAAATGACAGATCCGAAGACTTTCGACGATATTTTTCAGTTCTATACTGACAATATCGAATTTGTCGAAGGCGAGATGAATAAAGCAGAGTTTAATAACGCAAACTTTGACCCCACAAAAGCTACTGGGAGATTTATTCAGGGTTACGCCTCGACACCCGCTTGGGACTCTGACGGTGAAAGCATCGTCAAGTCGGGTTTAGACATATCTTATTATGTCAACCAAGGCTGGCTCAATTGGATGCACAACAACTCACCCAACCACGTAATTGGAATCCCCGTCTACTCTAAAATCGACCACATCGGCTTCTTCACAAAGGGAATGTTATTTAATAATGACATGGCCACCCACGTATGGAATCTGGCTACTGAATTGAAATCATTGGGACATCCAAGAAAACTCGGTTATTCGATCGAAGGAAAAGTCGTAGCCCGCTCTGCCATCAACAAGTCAAAAATCGTAAAAGCTAAGGTTACAAACGTAGCAGTCACACACATCCCGGTCAATACGGAAGCTACATTCGAAGCTGTCACGAAGTCCTTCGTCCCCCCTGCCTACGACGAAATCGTCAATTATATAATGAAAGACCTTTCACTGAAGAAAGACCTTACGGCTATTTCTCCAGTCGGCGCAGTTGCTGGTCATTCATTCGGTAGTAGCAATTATACAGGTCATGAGACTCTTAGGACGGAATCTCTAGATGGTGATCCTAAAAGGCAAAATTCAGAAGATGAATTAGAAGCACGTCTCCAGTCAAACTTCAGGTCGGCACAAAAATCCCACAAAGAACTTATCACACTTCTAAAAGCAGTTCATCCTTCAGCTAGTGATGTTCTGTTAGAAGAAATCGTAGGTCTCGTTTACAGAGCTGATGGAATCGATAATTTTATTAGAATTATCAAAGATTCTAATGTTTTACAGTAAAAAACGATGAGATCTTACTAATTTACATTACGTAACACGGAGGAAAGAGAATGTCTATTCTTAAAGCGGTCGAAGAGCTCATCAGTAAAGCTCAAGGCTATGGAAAAGAAGGAGCCCAGGGTACTAATTCTGGTGGACCGGCGGAAGCCGTGAAGCACACAGTCCAGGGCGCCCCAAAAGGAACGGAAGAGGATAATGAGCCGAATGAAGCTAATTCGGGCACTCATCCAAAGTCTGGTGGTGGATCTCATGATGGCGGAAGCCGTCCAGAGGGTGGAGCAAGTTTCAAGGATGGTGGTCCTGCTCAGGATACCATTGAAACACCTAAGGGTTCTGGCGGAAGAGCTCCCGTAGCCCGCCCAGAAACAATCAAACATGAAGGTGGTGGAACAGGCCCTAATCATCCTGGAACAGCTACTTCTGCTGAAAAGTCCGAAGGCGATGCCGATCTTGAAAAGGGTGAAAATCCTTTTGAAAAGAAAGACGACGATAAGGGCGAAAAAGAAGAAAAAGGTGAAAAAGAAGACAAGGATGATGATGACGACAAGGATGAAAAATCTGAAAAGTCACAGGATCCTGGTGAAGTCTATCTTGACATCGATGAGTTTACGACTGAGCTTGTAGCTAAAGCGGTTGCAATTCTCGATGAGAAGTACAGCCAGTTTGTTGAACAGTCTATTCAGAAGTCCAACGAATCGGAATATGTCGAAGCTGGTTTGGCAAAGTCTTTGGCTATCACTCTTGATAGAGTTGCAGAACTGGAAAAATCAAACAAGCAGCTTGAAAATGCTATTCTAAATGTTGCTAATGTCATGAACGTTAGAAAGTCACTTCTCAAGTCGGCCGATAACATCAAGGGAATCGACAATCCTTCACTTAGCAAGACAACGTTGAGCAAGGGCGAGATTTCAAGCAGGCTTCTCGACATGCAGATGCAGGGAAACCAGGGCGTAGACACAAATATGGTGCTTCGTTTTGACGCCGTAGGCGACACTACAATTCTACCAGAAAACATTAGAACTAAACTCGGTATCGAGTAACTAGTCCCTCAGGAGGAATATTAAACAATGAACGATGTACAAGGTTTTGGAATTGGCGACCTACAGGACGTCCAAGCTATCAATAAGGCCCTCGAAGGAATTGGTTCGCCGGGTGAAATGGTTGCTGGAAACGCCTTCGGTAGCTCAAACTATGGTGCCACTGGTGCGCAGTCACTAAGAGTTGAATCTCTTGACTCCTCACTAAAGGTCATCACATTCACGGATAAGCACATCAACTTCTGGAAAGATATTCCGAAGACACCTGCTTATTCAACGGTTGAAGAATACAACCAGTTGTCTTCTTATGGAAATCAGACGGGCGGTTTCTTGTCTGAAGGTGAACTCCCATATCAGACTAACTCCGACTATGCCAGAAAAGCAGCTCTGGTTAAGTTCGTTGGAACAACCAGATCAGTCAGCCACCCTCTAACCCTGGTTCGTACGATGGTTCCTGATGTTATTGCTCAGGAAAACTCAAACGGAATCATGTGGATGCTCCGACAGATCGAAAACGCTCTCTTCTGGGGACGTGACAAAGGTGCCAACGGCGCTGAGTATGTTGAATGGGCCGGCATGGACAAGATGATCGAAGACGGCGGAAACGATTACGATCTTCGCGACACTGCTTTCGCAACAACTCCTTTTACCACAATCGTCAATGACTTGGCACAGACGGTAGTTGATAACTTCGGTTTCCCAACTGACATTTATCTTCCATTCCCGATCCTTGCAAAGATCAACGAAGAGTTTGCTGGAACCGCTGCACAGAGAGTAATTCTCCCAACAGCTTCTGGCAACACTCAGGTTAACATCAACATCGACGGCCTTATGACTCAGGCCGGCCGAGTTAACCTAAAGCCAACCTTCTTCTTGCAGAAGACAAAGGCAATGAAGCTCTCCGGTCTTATTGGTGCAGCCGATACTGCTGGTACTGCTAAGTCTCTTAGCACGACCTCCCCAGCGGCAACGGGTACGGTCGCTATTGCAGCTTCAGCAGCTGTTGCTCCTGAAATCGGACTTCCTGCTGGATACTATAGAGTGGCCGCAACTTATGTGAATAAGTTCGGTGAAACTGGCGCCATTGAAATCACCGGTGGCGGTGCCTATTCAGCAGAAATCCAATCCGCATCAGGCGGCGGTCTTGATGTTTTCACTGTAACTCCAACCACTGGTTCTGCCGATGCTCAGTTCATCAACGTGTACGTCTCCGAAGTTCAGGCAGGTACTGGCGTTATTGCGGCCGATGTTGAAATGTATCTTGTTCAGACCATTCCGCTCGGCGCAACTATAACAACGGCTGTCCGTTATAATGGTATTAGACTTCCTAATACCTACACCGCCTTCATCGGCCAGATGACCCCTGACGTTCTTACCTTCCGTCAGTTGGCTCCGCTGGTAAAGATGGATCTAGCAACGATCGCTCCGGCTTACAAGTGGATGATCTTGCTCTACGGTGTTCCTGTGATCTTCGCCCCTCTAAAGTGGACGAGAGTCATTAACATCAAGTACTAATCCTACTTGATCTAACAAAAACTGACAGCATAGTTATAACAGCAACTAGTACTTATGTGAAGGGTCTTAATGGCGCTGCTGTTAAGACCCTTTTTTTCTAGACTCGTAAAGGAGTTTCATAAATGACTAAATACCCACAAGACGGGGATATGCAGGCGGGGTATCCGTATGTCATGCCAGCCGCAGCTCGGGGTCCGCAAGGAGGCTCAGGCTATTCGGGAAGAGGAACTTCGGGATATTCAGCTCCTATACTAGGACCTTCTGGATACTCTGGATCTGGCACCTCAGGCTACTCTGGTTCCGGAACTTCTGGCTACTCTGGCTACTCTGGCATCTCTGGCTTCTAAACTTAAGAATCGATTCGGAGGATTTTAAATGACTCGTTATCCACTTGCAGGGGAATCTACAGGCTATGTATATGTTTCCCCTCTCATAGGCCCTCAGGGTGTCTCTGGCTATAGCGGAGGAGAGTCTGGTTATTCAGGCGCCGCTGGAGAATCTGGCTATTCAGGTACCGGTACGTCTGGTTACTCAGGTGTAGGAACCTCTGGCTACTCTGGATTCTCAGGTACGTCAGGCTATTCAGGCTAATAATGTGATGGAGCCCTCTTCGGAGGGCTCCTCGCTTTATCTCACGACACTAGATTTGTCGCAAATCTAACTGCAAATATTAGGAGAATAAAATGGCAAAATATCGAAGAGTTGGCAATAGATCATTGACGCAAGATGAAATGCAATTCATGACTCCGCAAAAAATTCAGCAACTCAAAGACGAAGGTGAAGCCGCTAATCAGAGACGTTTAGAGCGCATTCGTCAGGGATTAGGGATGGAGCCTCAAAAACTCACCCTCGATGTAACTCCAGCAGCGGTGGCAGCTAGAAAAGCAGCGATAGCCGCAGAAGAAGCTAGAATTGCTGCTGAAACAAAAGCTATTGATAAAGAACTTGGTCCTGAAACGACCACATTTGTAGCAGAAGCTGAAGCTCCTGCAGAAACAAAGAAATCAAAGGGCAAAAAAGTAGCCTAACGATTTTGTATTAAATAAACATGATGACATAGTTAGGAGTTTGTTATGGCTGATGTTACGGGCGCGTATACGTCGTCCTCGTGCGTTGTATCACAAAACACGGAGGCTGTGCTTAGACATAAAGCTAGATTTGAATGGGGTGCAACATATGTTGCATTGCCGCTCATAAAAGGCACTCGATATATTATATATTCTGTGATTTCTAACGGTACATATGTAAAAATCGGGTTGTCTACAAATGGTACTACCATTTCTGCTGATCATAAGACTTACTTTACATTTACAAAGACAGCAGCCCCTTTAGACCTTTCCGCTTTCTTTTCTGCTACTCCTTTCACACAATATTTTGAACCTAATGCTCAGGATGTCTATCTACTTGTCCTCAGCGATGCTGCTGTTGCCATTGGAGTTGTCGAATATAAAGGATAATAAATATTTGTAGAGATTAACTATGGATGAACAAAATACAAATATGGAAGTAGCCTCTGATATGACCGAAGTTGAGCGAAACGAACATGAAAAAATAAAACGTGCGGTTTCCGAATCGCTTTTAGATGCTTTTTTGGCAGCAGAATCAGTAAAAAGAACCAAAGAAGAAGAACGTGGTATAAAATATCTCTTAGAAATGTTAGGCAAGGCAATTCCTGTTATCGTAATTGCTCTTGTTTCCTGGGTTTGTATTACGATAGTTGAAGTTCAGAAAGACATTGCTTTGACTCAGAAAGACATTGTTGCTATGCGTTCAGAAATAGCTGCTGTTGGTGAAAATATAACAGTTCACAGTGTTAATTCAGAACTTCAAAGGCAAAGAACAAGTCTTTTACATCATACGGCAATTGTCTCTCCTTGTACAAATTGTCATACGGCAGCCGGTATAAAATTAAATTCAAAGAAGCCGATAAAATAAATGAAGATAAAAGACATTACACCTGATTGGCTAAAAGAAGTTTGGCTTTGGAGAATTCCCATTGAATTCGATGATGACAAACTTACCGATGAGGCTATTCAGTTCTACATTGATTCTGCAATAAGTAGAGCAGAGCTTTTATTGGACATCTCAATACGTCCCAAGACTGTTGAGAATGAGACTTATGACTATCGTGTTGAAGAATGGATGGGCGGTTACGGATACGTTCAGCTCAACACTCGTCCCGCCATCGAAGTTATATCAATGGATTTGAATGTCATTACATCAATTATCAATATTCCAAAGGAATGGGTCCAGCTTAAAAAGAAATCAGCTCAAGTGACTCTCATTCCCTACTACGGAACATTGGCAAGTGCGAACATAGGAAATCAATTATTGCTTTTCATGCCTTTAATGGCTACATCGACATATATACCTCAGATTCTCAGGGTTTCTTATACGGCTGGTATAGGATGTGATGAAAATGCTCCCGATTTGTTAGCGCAGCTTATCGGAATGAATGCTACGACGGGAGTTTTAAATGTGCTCGGTGAAATTGCTCTCGGTGGTCAGGCTGCTTTGGCGGGCTATTCTATCGGAATTGATGGACTTTCACAGTCGGTCAGCACTACGGCATCGGCTGAAAACGCTGCATACGGAGGCAGAATCAGACAAATGGAAAGAGAAATGACTGAAGTTGTCAAGACTCTTAGACAATACTATTACGGATTGTCATTGGTCGGTGCATAATGGCTCTCAACAGAGGCACAGCCAAGGGCGCCGCTAGAGTTCATTTCAATCCAGTAAAGATTGATTATAATACTCAGGCGGCCATAGGGCTAATACAGCAGTATGGAAGTAGATATGATTGGTGGCAAGCATTAGTTTGCCCGTGCACATTAGCACCGCAACAAGATCAGCTTCAATTCAGGAAGTTGATATGCGGATTATGTAATGGTACTGGTTGGACGTATGTGTTTACTAAAGAAATAAGGGCTGTCCCCTCCTCAAATAGAAGAGAGGAACAGACTTTAACGTATAGAGTGGCTCAACCTGGTATTATGAGCAACATCTTTGTTAATTTAACATGTGAGCCAGAGAATAAGGTAAATATACGTGATCGAATGATTTTCAAAGAGTCTGTCACGTTTAGAAGCGAGGCATTGATCTATGAGGCTGGGAAATCAACGTATAAAACTACGTGGCCGATTGTAGAGCTTATGCAGGTTATTGATCAGGATGGTAAATCGTATGACTGCACGAATCTAAATGTTGAAGATAGGATTGTTGATTCAAATACGGCAGGCGAAGTTATTTGGAATGAAGGTAGGTGCAACCCCCCAGTTGGAAAGGGTTTCAGTGTTCTCTATACCTTCTTCCCGAGCTACATTGTAATAACCGCCGCTCATGAGATTAGAGGTACAGTCGCTGGAAAGTCTGCTGATCAAGGTGGAGAACAGGCTTTTGAAGATTTACCACGGCTCTTTACGGCTAAACTAGAAATACCCGATAGCTATCTATTCGGTTAGGAGATATAAGATGCAAAACAGACGAGTAATGCCCGAGCTATTCTTTAAAGATAAAGTAGTTAGAACAACTACTCCTGAGGAAAATGCGAAAATCGATGAAGCGATTGCTCGTCGAAAGAAGTTCGATGAAGGTAAAGCCAAAGCACAAAGTGCTTATAAAGAAAAATTGAAAGAGGGAGCCATGAAGAGATCTTATACAATTGACGAAATGACGGTTGCCACACTTCTCAAGGGGCACCCAGAAGCTCAGGAGATTTTAGATGAACTTCTCAAGAGCAAGAAGAAGAATGAGTCCGGTGAGGAATTCCAGGATGGCTCCGAAGACACTATCGGTGGTGAGGGTCATGAAGCTAATCTTCGTGGCGTAGACCACAAGACTGGTGGCGGTGGGCATCCAGGCACAAGCACTAAGAACGCTTCTGTAGAGGATGGTGATCTTGAAAAGTCAGAGGATGAAGAAGTTGAAAAGTCTGACAATCTAGCTGACAATCTTCCAGAAGAGTTCGAAGATGAAATGGAAGATGATGACACCATTCCGGCTGAGCCAAATAAGAAATCAATGTCTGCCGATGAGGAAACTCTCGGTCATTTGCTCAAGACAATGGGTTCTGAAAGAATGGAAGAGATTCTCAAAGCAGTTATTGGTGGTCGAAATCTGGACCCAGGTCAGGTCTCTCGAAAGATGTCAGAAGATCCAACTAAGCCAGGTGGTTTAGCTGGTGGTGCTGCTCCTGAAGTTAAAGAAAGAGCTGCCGCTGAACAGGCAAAGATGAGAGGCGCCGCTATGGCTAGACTTACAGGAGGATCCTCATCGACTGTAAAGTCTGAGGACGAACCTGATCTTACCAAATCAGAAGATGATGAAGATGATGATACAGAAAAATCAAAGAAGACTGAAGAAGCCGGCGAATGGGCTAAGTCTCCTGAGAAAGAAAAGAGAGAACATATGAGTGAAAAATCTTGGTCGATTGACTTCTCAAAGTCTATTCTAGAAAACATGGGCCTTGAAAAGGGCTCCCCATCGGTTTCAAAGAAGGTTGCTGGTGGCAAGGCTACCCAGATTAGCTATGGAACAAAGCCAGAAACTCGCTTCAAGCATCCTAAGCAGAAGACTGGTGAAGTTCGTTATGAACACAACGTCAAAGCTGGCACGGTCACCAAGAAGGAATCAACTGGTGAAAAGGGCAAGTTCAAAGAAGGCAAACCTATTGATGTTTCCGATGAGAAGAAACTGAAGAATGCTTCTGACGGCGGTTTCGATCTTATCAAGTCACTCGACGAGATCCTCGAAAAAAAAACTCGGAGCTAACTAAAGGTCGCCCTGGCAAGAACAAGGCTCAAGGCGGCAAGAAGAAGGCGGAGCTTCCAGAGGGTGAGCTCATAGTTCCGGATTCGAAGCACGTTCAGACTATGGGCTCTCCTGCAAGGCCGAAGGAAGAAGCTAGTTATGAAGCTGGTAAACCCGGTACTATGAGAAATCTCAAGAAACTAGCCGAAAGCAAGGATCCTCATGATAGGAAAGCTGCCGAGGCAGGGATGAAGAGGCACGATTAATGGACAGACAGATTATTGATGAACTTCTCAATAAGGCCCGGTCGTATCCAAAGGTAGAAGGCTATCTTCGGGGTCTTGACAAACGTCGTATTGATGAGGGTGAAGATGTTCCCGTCACTAAGCGTGAGAAGGCAGTCCGCCAGGCCGATGAGAATGCCGCTAAAAGATTAGAATCACAGGGGAAATCAATGGAAAAATGTCACACTCATGTTCT